TTAAGAGAGGAGTTAAAGACTACTTTAGCAGAAATGACCTACTCAAAACTTGTAGCTCAGGACGCTGAAACAATGGAGTCAACATCAAAAATTCAAGAAAAAGTTCCTTTAACAATGTTCGTGGGGTAAGTAAAACATGGCTGACAATAAATGGAAACAACCACAACAACCCCCACCTCCTCTCTTTTTAGGTAAAAAAGAAAGAGATTTGGTAAAGCAGGTCAATGATGAACTCATCGAAAGAGTTGTTGGCCAGCAGATATTATATTATCCCATAAGTATAGAAGATACAGACTTTCACCCGGTCTATGGAGAAGCGATTCATAAGAATTTTCTCAATCCGATAAGAGTTTATGCTCTTGTAGAGTGGCAAGGCTATGAGACAGAGACGACTAATCTCGGCGTCGACAGAAAGTCAAAAATAACAGTCCACTTCCACAAGAGAAGACTAACAGAAGACCAAAATCTTTTTGTAAGGGAGGGAGACTTTGTTTTATACGGCGAGACATATTACGAAATAGTTACCCTCAACGAGCCGAAGCAGCTTTTTGGACAGATCAATCACATGTTCGATATCACAGCAGAATGCGTAAAGGCCAGAGAGGGCTTGTTCAATGCCAACTGATCAAGAACTAGCAAGACTAAAAAAGATTCCTTTCGAGCCATCAAAGATCGAGACAATCGATGCTGCAATGTACAATTTTCTTGAGCAAGAATTAGACTTATCTACAACAACTAACAATGGCTGGACAAGGACTCCGATCATTTGGTCGTCCGCAGAGAGGATGTACCAAAGTAAAAGAGATGATCGTGTCCGGGACAATAAGGGTACTTTGATCTTACCTCTGATAACGGTCGAAAGAACCAGTGTCATTAAATCTCCTTCGAAAAAAGGTTCTGTATGGGCTAATATACTTCCGGTCAGAGATGAAAAAGGTGGATCTATTCCTGTTGCGCGTAGAATCAATCAAGAGAAGACCTCTAATTTTGCGAATGCACACTCTCAAAGAAAAAGGGGGCAAATAAATTTCCCAATGAATACTGGAAAAGTAGTCTATGAAACAATTTCCATCCCCTTGCCTGTGTATGTGACGATAACCTACCAGATAACATTAAGAACCGAATACCAGCAGCAAATGAACGACCTTATGGTACCATTCGCGACAACACCTGGAGGTATAAATTATATATTGATAAGAGAAGGCGCACATAGGTACGAGGGTTTTATTCAAGAGAACTTTGAACATGTAAATAACTTCAATTCTTTCACCAGTGAGGAAAGGAAGTTAGAAACCAAGCTAAATATTGAAGTTTTGGGATATTTAGTCGGCCATGATAAAAATCAAGAGCAGCCTAATTTTTCATATAGAGAAAATGCTGTAGATATTAAGATACCCAGGGAAAGGATTGCCTTCGCAGATGAAGTAGAAAGAAAGAATGGAAGATATTACGGGCTACCGGGCCTTAACGAAGAACCAGAGAGGTAAAGTGGAACAATGTTTGAGATCGATCGCAAAAAAAAGAAAGGCTTTCCTTTGCTTCCAACAGAGCGTCCGAATGATTACGAAAAAGTCATTCCTTTTGGCCCTTCGTCAATAGAGAACATCGACGTTGCATTGATAGAATACATAACTCAATTACAGTTGTTTGCGACAACTCAAAAAGGGTTCGAAAAAGTCCCAGTTGTTTGGGTTTCCCCAGAGCGCAGTTTATCCTCTAAGAGAAATGAGTTAATTCGCGACCGTTCTGGCAATTTAATTTTGCCAATTGTCACAGTGGAAAGAACGAATATGGTCAAAGACCCTACTAGAAAAGGAACGGTCTGGGGGAACGTGCTTCCTGTGAAAGACGAGAAAGGCGGAACAATCAAAATTGCTAGAAGGCTTAAGCAAGACAAAAGTTCGAACTTTGCAAATGCAGAATCGTATAGAAGGCACAGTAGAATAAACTTTCCTGGATCCCAAAACAAAAAGATAGTTTATGAAACCATGACGATACCTTTGCCGGTTTATGTGACGTCGACATATGAAATAACAATAAGAACGGAATACCAACAACAAATGAATCAGATTTTAACTCCGTTTATAACAAAGCCAGGAGCGATAAATTACATTATCTTGTATCGGGCCGGCCATAAATATGAAGGATTCATACAACAAGACTTCAGCCAAAACAATAATTTTAGTTCTTTTACTAGTGAGGAAAGAAAGCTAGAAACCAAGATTCAAATTGAAGTTTTAGGCTATTTAATAGGTGAAGATAAAAATCAGGAACAGCCTAAGTATACGATCAGAGAAAATGCGGTTGAAATTAAAATGCCCCGGGAAAGAATTATTTTTCAAGACACTCCGGAGAGAGAAGACGGAAGATTCTATGGCCTTGCAGGAGTTGTTAAAAGAAAAGTTGCTGCACCCGATGATGTGACGAGCTTTAACTTTGATAGGAACGCGAAATCAAGTGGAGCTGCAGCATCGTCTGGAGGCTCTAACGCAACTAACGCTGTTACTACGGACAATTACGCTGCAAGAGGAAGTTTTAATGAATCGCCTAATGGATCAAGAACCACTTTTACAATTAATATTCAAATGGTCGAAGATACAGAAATGATTTTTAGGGATGGATTATTGATGACAAAGGGGTCTGATAATGACTACACAGTCACTGATGTGAAGACGATTGAATTTACCGAAGCTCCCGAATCAGGCGAAAATTTAACAATCAGTTACGTTAAGGATGTAACATAAAAAAGGAGAAAAAGATGTCAGCCTTAGATAAATTAATTAACTTACTGGAAAAACTAAGACAGGAAGATCCTGCGTATCATGATAAAGCCGCGCAAGCAATTGATATTTTGATTGACGAAGACGATGAGCCCCAAGATCAGCCATCACCAGACCCGGAACCCGAACCGGAACCTGAGCCAGAACCCGAGCCAGAACCGGAACCTGAGCCAGAACCCGAGCCAGAACCCGAACCCGAGCCAGAACCTGAACCCGAGCCCGAAGCTCATTTTCCATCTAGATCTATTTTTGCACCTTTGGATGATTCAAGAGTGGAGATAACTCTAGAGGAAGCCAGATTGTTAGTGGGGGCGAAACAAACTACGTACAATCATATTAATTCTTTGGGCTTGTTGACTCAAAATTACGAAGCCGACAAAGAAGATCTTTTAGAAAAGATAGAAGAAATGAATGACGCTATCAATGAATTAAATGAAAGAATAAAACAAAAATATAGTTTAGACCTTGATGCAGAATATTATTTGGAGCTTCCTAAAGAGATCGGAGGTCGACCTGTTTTTGTGAAAGAGCAGCCTAAAAAATCGTAATATTTACTTACGGTTTAGCTAAAGGCTAAGTTCTTTACTACTTATAATATAAGAAAATGTCAATTAATTTTTTGGAGAACCCCTAATGTCGGATGAGAACACTGCAGATACTGCAAGTACCTATGTTACAAGCGATATAGGTATCGCAGCATACCTGCAATTATGTGGCATTAAAATGATTGATTGCAAAAGGTTGCCCACCGGTCGGTTTCATTTCGAATTTGAACAGGTAAGCGAATGTAAGCAAAAATCTATAGAGTTTCTAAGCTCAGACTTCTGTAAGTTTGACAACAATGTAAGAAATCTTAAAAAAATTCTTTTCTCTTGATTCGTTCATAGTTATAATATCCGCGTTTTGTTTTTTAAGATACTGATTCAATACTAATCCATTTTAAAATTTAATTTATTAACTATTATATTTTTGTACTTTTTTGTAAGTTATAGTTCCAAAAAGGAGAATTATAATTATGGCAACACATGCTTCAGGTAGTGTAACAATAGCAGCTGCTGGTTCTGCGTTTGACGCGGCATCAACAGATAATCTGGACAATATTTTTGGAACGGGCGATACTCCTGAATTTACCCTCAACGATGGTCAAGGAACGACTCTGAAATTTATCGTTGATGAACTGCCTACGCGTATACGCACGGGTAGTGCACATAGCTCAACGGCCCATGACCCTTTTAGTGGCTCTATATCTGTTCCGACTTTTAAAGTCGACGGTGCAGCACAAAGGTCACGGTTGCTTCTCAAATCTGATGTAGCAGCTTGGGGACTTAATGGTCATCAGGGCTTAGCACTAGTAGTGACAGATGTTACTGGCAGTACTGTAAAGGTAGAGTTTGACACACAGGGCAACCATGTTACGGGTAGTCCTGGTTCGATAATCGGTACTTCGGGATCGTTCACCGCCAAAAACTACGTAGTAAAATACGCAGATGACCATTACATGCTTCATTTTAAGACTAACTCGCAAAGCAATACAACATCTAATTTGCTCTTATATTGGGCGATGAAAGATGCGTTTGATAATGGTTTTGGAGTTGAGCCGTTTCAACTTACGAATAATAACGGCACGACTAACCAGCCGAACGCAGGCTCCTCATCAGGAACCGCATTAGGCGTTTTGTTACAATCTACAACACATGGTTATTTAGGTAACATTTGTAAAGTTTCAGTTTCAGGTTCAGGTAATGGTACGTTTACTAGTACCACCAAAAAAGAGTTGGCTGTGGGCGGATACCTTGCCCCGTATCCCAATATGACGGAAGCGAATCTGCCAACTGTTCATGGTGGAGATAAGTATTTTAGAGGCGGTACTATTGGTGGCGGAGAAGGATCTTTGGCCACAACAGAAATCGCACAGGCAATTGTGGATATAGTCAACGGTACAGCAGGCAATCCACTTTTAGATATGACAGCTGCTCGCAGTAGCGCAGTAGCTAACATTACAGCCGGCACGGCCGGTACAGACGGAAATCAAACAATAACAGCTGCAAACAACACCGATTTGTTCACCATCAGCGGAATGTCTGGCGGTGCGGCGACCAGTGCAGCAGGGAGGTCTAATGTTATGGCAAGAACAAGAATTAAAGGGAGGCAGATCGCCGTTGGTGGTGTCCAGAGATCAAATATTGACTCTGGCTCAGTCGAAATCGGCCATTTGAATTTCCTGGCATCGGAAGGTGCCGCATCCTGGGGTGGAGCGCTAGCTGACGGCGACATCATTCCTGTACACGATACTAGTGCGGATACGGTTCGCGGTATCGAATTGATCGATCTTAAGTCCTACTTATCAGCATCGGTCATTACAAATCTCACCGCTTCTGGTGATGTTTTGCTTGGTGATGCCACTGGCGATACAGTAAATGTTGTCGGTCGTATTATTTCAAGCTTGATCCCGAAAACAGATGGTCTTAACGACTTAGGTACAAACGCTCTTGCGTGGAATACTGTCTTTGCTGAGTCAGGCTCTTTTAGTGACAACGTTGGTATTGGAAATAATCTCACAGTTAGTGACACCATTTCCGGTTCGACTGTAAGCGCTGGAGCACTTAATGTTATCGGTGGTAAGTCTGTACTTAACCACGTCGATATTAACGATTCACTAGAAGTTGCAGGTATCGCTGGTTTTGCTAGCGGAGTGTTAATTTCTGGTTCCTTGACATTGGCAGGTACTGCGGTTACTTCAACCGCTGCAGAAATCAACTTGCTTGATGGCGCAGTAGCAAATAATGTTGTTGGCGGTGTGGCTGCCATTTATGGTACCACTGGTCAACTAAGCGCTTCGGCACTTAACAGCAACACTGTGACTATTGCAGCCGGCGCGACCTTTAACGGTGATGTGGATCTTGGTAATGCAACTGGTGACACTATCACTGCAACAGGCCGCTTTGACTCAGATCTGGTACCTTCTACCGATAGTGCTAGAGACCTTGGTACTAGTGCCTTACAGTGGGCAGAGGCTCACATCGACACTGGTAACATTGATACGGTTGTTGCAACTGCGCTTACCGCTTCGCATGCGAAGATTGGTCATTTGGATGTTGAAAACATCCTTTCAAGAACGACCACAAAGGAAAGCTTGGAAATCAAGGACAACCTTATTATTGCGGGCGTTTCTGGTTCAAAAGCCGGTAACTTTGTAGGTGCAGGTTTTCAGGTCGGTGGTACAGCCGGCGTTGAAGGTACTGGTTCATCACCCCTTATGTCTTTGACATTGGGAAGCAGGAAGTTAACTGGCGATGCATTGGTCATAAATGTTGATGGTCAAGCAGGAGCTAGCTTTATGTCAGGTACTACACATATCGCGGGACTGGGCGCAGCCGGTATGCACTTCGGTGTTACTGGTTCTATTTCTGGTTCTTTAGTGCAAGCACAAAAGTTGGAAGCTGGAGAACTCGCTATTCGTAGTGCCATTTCCGCGTCTACACTCAACGCTGCAGCACTTAATGTCGGTGCTAAGTCTGTACTTAACCACGTCGATATTAACGATTCACTAGAAGTTTCCGGCATCGCTGGCTTTGCTAGCGGAGTGTTAATTTCTGGTTCCTTGACATTGGCAGGTACTGCGGTTACTTCAACCGCTGCAGAAATCAACTTGCTTGACGGTGCAGTAGCAAACAATGTTGTTGGCGGTGTGGCTGCCATTTATGGTACCACTGGACAACTAAGCGCTTCGGCACTTAACAGCAACACTGTAACTATCGCAGCCGGCGCAACCTTTAACGGCGATGTGGATCTTGGTAATGCAACTGGTGACACTATCACTGCAACCGGTCGTTTTGATAGCGCACTGGTTCCAAGCACACACAATGCCAGAGACCTTGGTTCTGCTGACCTTCAATGGAGGGTTGGCTACTTTGAATCAGGTTCTTTTAGTGATAACGTTGGTATTGGAAATAATCTCACAGTTAGTGATACCATTTCCGGTTCGACTGTAAATGCTGCCACGTTGAACGTTGGTACCAAGGCAACTACGGTTCACCTTGATGTTAACGATTCGCTGGAAGTTGCAGGCTATGCTGGTTTTGCCGGCACAGTGGCAATTTCTGGTGCCCTAAGCCTAGGCGGCGACCTCGTCGGCACTGGTATTGTAGACAGAGACAACATAGGTTCAGGCTCTGTTCACAAGGGACACCTTGATCATGACATTGTTATTAACAAGTCTGATGCAAACGGTGGCCTCACCTGGGATTCTGGCCGAATTAGTGTTGGTTGGAGAAAGGATGTGTTCGTCCGCTCAGACGGTTCGAACATCAGTGGTACAGTACCTACTCACAACAAGTTTGCCACCAAGGCTGTTCCGACACCTTATACGACAGCGTCGTTAGGTGCTCAGCCCCAGTCTGGTAGCTTGATGGTGTACTTGAACGGTCTACTGTTACACGGTGACTACACTGGTGATACTTTGAATGCAGGTAGAAATATCGGCTCTGCAGATTATCATATGTTGACGTCATCGGCTAATGCATACAAAGTTCTTCTTCATGAAGATCTCGCATTGGATTCAGATGATATTTTGACGGTAACCTACTTGTCAGGTTCCGGTACTAACAGCTAATCTTCGTGATTAGATCTTTAAGGGGCTAGGATTATCCTAGCCCCTTTTTTTATTCTTTTCTTTTCGTCCTGCTGAATGCTATTTATTAAAGAAATAATTGTATTTGTTGCCCGTTTTTTAAGGAGAATCCTAATATGTCTGCGAGAAAATTTAAGTTTGTTTCCCCGGGAGTTTTCATCAACGAGATTGATAATTCTCATCTTCCCGACGATTCAGAGGCTGTTGGCCCAATCGTCATCGGACGCCTTCCAAAAGGTCCAGCAAACCGCCCAGTTACTGTGCGCTCATTTAGTGAATTTGTTGAGATTTTTGGCGAACCGGTACCGGGTGGCCGCGGCGGCGATGTCTGGAGAGAAGGCAATACTATAGCTCCGACATATGCGGCATACGCTGCACAAGCTTATTTGAGAAACAGCTCTCCTCTTACGGTAGTAAGGACATTAGGTGAAGCACACCCTGACGTGGTCACGGGCGGCGAAGCTGGATGGGTAATTGCTAACGATCATGCAAATACTCACAAACCAAGCAACACAGGCGGAGCTTTCGGTTTACTTCTATTTTCGTCAGGGTCTTCGCAAAAAGATCATGCGGGCCCCTGGGTAGGAAAAAAAAGTAGACACCCTCATATTCGCGGTGGCCACGGCCGAACACAATATCATCCCTCT